GAAAAATGCAAGGACTAAGGACAGCACTCAAAGTGTACAAAGTCTGAGTAGTGGAATTATTACTATGGTTAGCTTAAAAGTCACCATCACCAAAGTCTAATTCATCAAAATTAGAGAGAGATCTATCATCAACAATAGGAGGTGGTGCATTGAATAATATGCCTCTAGCATTGAGTAAAATATCCTTAAGTGAAGTTGCCGCAACTAATGCTTTAACTTCTCTGATACTCCTAGGACTCATATTGATAATTTCAGTTGGAGATCCTCCAGAACTCATACCTTTTCCGACTAATTTCAATATTTTAGTAACTCTTATGCTATTAATATCTGGACCCTGATGTATATTCATTAAATTAATCCATTGCCAAATAGCAGCAATACTTCCATGTAATTCTGCCCTAGTGATGTTGTCAGGACTTGAAGCATATCCCAATAGCTCTCTGGACGATTTAGTTAAGCCTCTTCTATCTGGACTACCGTTTGAATCAAACCAGGCTCCTAACAATGCTGCAGCCCTATATCCAGTGTCATTACACCATGCACCACGTACTAACTCACCGAGAGCAACTAATATATCATCATCATTGACTACAGTTGCCCTAGCGCCTATGAGTCGTTGGTAAGCCTGAGATATTACAATTGAAGCCATTTCTCCAGAAGTACCATGTCTCATTCCTGTAGCGTTAAGAGCTCTTGCTGCCTCACCTATGTTGACAGCAGCTCTCTTTATCTCATAAATAATAGGAGATTGGTCGAATCCCTCAGCATATTCAGGAAAGTGAGCACAAGGTGTGTTTATTATCTCAGTTCCTTTTGGTATAATTCCCAGGACAAGGAAGTCGTCCTTATCTTTAGCCATGACTGCCATACCACTGGGCAACCTATTTATGAACAAGTAATTATGAGCAGCGGAATCTTCAAACATGTACTTACTGAGGCTGATAGTAAAGTCTGCAGTAGTTATCTTTGATGATATAGGGTTATCATTGAAGTCACGAAGAACCAATTCACTATCTCCTTTAAGACCAGTACTATTAACAATAGGGTTCAAACCTCCTCTAACATCGTAGCCATTCACACCCCATCTTGTATAATGAGCAGATAATAAATTCTTCAAGAGAGATTTATAATCTTCACTATCCAGTCGATTAATTAAATCTACTTCATCAATCATCAATAAATCATCGTTTATTGTTGCATAAATCATGCTAGATTCTTCAACTGGTGAGACTGTCGTTAACTTACTTACAACCTGAGACTCTCTATTATGTCGTATATCTAAATTAGAAACTGATTCCTTCACAGAATTATTATATGTATTAGTTACATAATTCATCAATTTATGCATAAATAAATTGTCAGTCACAATATTCTCCAGAGTTATGCTGCTTCCTAAGTATTCATCACCAAGCTTTCTTAATATATACTTAATCCTAGAGTAAGCCCATGTAGGTAAGCCTTCATTAAATAAGCAGTGTCTCATGTCTTCACCAGTAGTGTTGGGTATGCGACCACCTATTGCAGAATTCATATCGCATATTCTTATACAAGCGTCAGTCGGTATTCTGAAATCAATTAGTTCTTGCATATCAACCTCATTATCACCTTCAGATATTTTGTCAGATAGAAACAATTCGAATTTTATAAGCTGTATCATTACCATATGTTTGTTGAATGGAGTATTTCGGTGACCAGATGGTCTTAACATATTCTTAATTATCAGCAATAAATTAGCATTACAATCAAGTATTTGAGGATCACCTTCAAAATTGGTCTTGCTAAGCTTGTCTATAAGTCCTTGATATAGAGAGTTAACAGCATCCCGTATACTATTCTTCACTACTCTTGACATACGTGTATCAGCGAAACTGTCGGTGTTAATTACCACTGTTGGAACTTTCTTCCCTCCAGTGACACTTAATCTCTTAAGAGTGTTAACTATTCCAATCTTAACTATCAATTCATCTGTGTTCAAAGAACCAATTATCTCTTTGTGTCTATCATCCATGTCAGTCATACTCAATGTCAACCCAACTTTACGTATCTGATCACCTAGTTCATCCCACCTGTCACCTGATTTTTGAATCCCAAAAGTGAACATATTCCTGAGTTCTGGATTATTAAAAGACTCTTCTGTGCTCATACCAGAGCTTCGAGATATGAATTCTGACAAATTTCTCTGTATAGTTGTCCTAGCAAATGGTCTTAACATCCTCAAGCTAACGTTGCATACAGACTCAACCATAACTTCAACCTTCCAAGCAATTGGTATCTCAGTTGGGCAGTGAGTAGCCTCTCCGACTATTGATCCATTTATAGAAGCATACAGCCATTTCTCCAATCTAGTCAATAGTATTGCTTTTGTAGTAGCATTGTCTCTTAAGGCGTCTGTGACATTTGCCGTAAAAGTAGTATCTGCAGCACTTCTGGCTTGAGCATTCTCTTCAACCAGTAAATCCATAAAGACACCAGTTGTCTCATTCGTAACTAAGTCATGGTCAGGAGGACAGATACCGTCGAAAGTTGGATTCGCGCAATTATCTGCAATGTCTCTGATAGAATAGTTAGTACTACTAGATCCTCCTGATATCTTGTACTTATCTATATCACGGTACTTGTACTTAAGATAGGATGGGATTCTACATGATTCTACGTATGTAGTCCTGTCAATTCTGTCTTGCGTAGCTAGAGTGCTATACATCAAATTACTCATTTTAGATAATATGAGTGCATGGTAGGGAATTGGCAAGTGTGCGGCAACTGCATTCTCACCAAAGTTCTTAGTGCTCCTATGAGAAGACACTACATAGCTGGCAGGAAGGCTAGGACAAGGAAGCCTAAATGCATTGGCTACAATATTATATACATACAAAAGTGAAGAATTTGTAGAAACTAATCGTGCAGCTACAGATATAAATCTTTCCATCTCTCTTTGTTTAGTATTTCCAGTTGATTCAGCAGTTATCTCAGGAGTTAATTGGGCACCCAGGAATTGTGCTATAGGTTCTTTATACTCTTGTTCGGTTATTCTAGCTCTATTGAAAGGCTCAAATGATGTATGAACATGTATTGTATCTTCATTCTGGTGAATAGCAGTTCTTGGACTATCACAAAATCTGCTCATCGCATAATCAGGGTAAAGCTTCTTAATTATATGATAAGTTAGATCCGACGACTTTATTCTCTGACCTATACCAGGCTTATGTGTGAAATAGTCATCCCACTCCTCTATAGACTTCCTGCACCTTCTTGTATCAGTCATCTGAGATTTTGCTATATCCTTTTGGCTTACAAATCTTAATGCTGCTGAGCTTTTCATTATAGCCGTAGTCTTGTTGTAGTTAATAACTTCTGGGATAGCTTGTATCAATTTCTGAACAACCTTGATATCTATATTTTCAGATGTTTTTAGTGAGATCAGTATCTTATCTCTCTTCTCTTTCGTCATAGGATCTCTAACTAACTTACTATCAATGGTGGACTTTTCCAAAAGGTTTCTAACGACTCCCAATCCGCTGGTGTCTTTAAGCTCAGTCTGCAAAAGACTTCCAGTTAACAGTGTACGTTCAGCTGTCTTTGGCTTAACCAGGTTCTCATTTATCCTACTGAACACTCCATTTATCTGGGAAGGGTATGAATCATATAACAGCTCCACGTCAGCTGTGAATTCTGAGACTGGATTTATCTTGCTCAGTAGACCTGATTCAGTTATTGAAGGTGTTCTAAAGCCTCCCGCAGAATAAGGTATCGTTGTCAACACGGCTAATGTTTTTGAGCTAACTCTGCTGTTAAGTCTCCTTAAGGTACCTATAGTCATAATATTTTGAATTAACATAGCCAATTCAGGAGGACCTTTTGCAGTAATCATAGCACTACACTGACTACTCCACAATATAACTTTATCACTAACAGTTTCTATACCAGGATCACTTTTCCTTTTCCCGATAGAGGTTAATTCCTTTATCCATGTCGGTATAATCATCCCTTTCTCACCATAGACACCCAAATATTCCATAATCTCAGTAGATGCAACTGTCTTGTCCATATGAAATATCAAACCGTAGTCTTTGAATACTTTCTGTATCTTGTTCACTTTCTCTCTGACCTCATTCATAGTGCCATTAACATAAAGCCTTAGAAGACCATCATCACTATAGACAGCAAGAACCCCCATGACACCTGTGCTCTGTGCAGCTATATCCATGACCACTTTCATTGCAAGAGTCCATAAGAAGTTGAGAAATCCTTCAAAACCACCCTTCATTCCTGAAGTATAATCAGTAAATCCTCGGGTGCTGTGATAAACTATAGAAGCCCTGAAGAATAGGTCTATTCTACTCATCCAGTCTTCACCAGATAGCTCAGTTAATACGCTTCCTATGATCCGAACAAGTGCATTTGGAAATTTCTTAGAGAATTCACTCATATCAAATGATATGTAAATTACTTTAAGATCATCTCCAGCGTCCTCGATATGAGTAAATCCGGTATATGAGCACAGCATGGCCTCAATCTCTTTCCTCCGCATTCTATGGCTCTTAGTAATAGAAATACCAGATGATTTTGATATGACTTTCTTGACAAATCTCTCACAAACTTGCGTCATTATTTTAAGAGCTTGCTCTGCCATATAGAACATTCTAGTTATCTCCTTATGAACTTCACCTAACTTAGGTTCAGTAGCAACAGTGTATCTAGCCTCATATGATGATTCTATAAAATCAGTCAAATCTTTTGATGATATATCTTCTATGGTTTGTCCATTTCTTAAGTGCTTAGCTTCAAACTGCTTATGGAGCCTCATGACATTCCTGAATCTCATCCTTGCCTTAATAAAATCCAGTTCTGATTCACCGCTTAGAGTAACAACGACATCATTAACTGCTTTTAATCTATCAACAACATTCTTATACTCGTCTATGCTCTTTGTTTCGCTATCAGCAACTTTCCTTATCTGATCCAAATTCATGGTCAAATTAGGTGCTGATGCTTTATTCTGTACTGGAATATCCTGCTTGTCAGCATCGAATAGGCCCCTTACAACCTTGAACTTAATATTTGACCACTTACCATATCCAGCCTTAAGGAGATTAGCGACTGGTATAGAAGTAGCATTTATTGATGAAGCAAAATTGCTAGCTATGCTATCAGTAGGATCTTTGGGCTCAGCTCTAACTTGCTTCCTCTGTTGAGTAAGAGATTCAAAGCAAGATTTCCTTACCATACCTTCAAATCTAGGCATATTCTGCAATATGGGTTTATTTGGATCTTTTGAACCCATTATTGAATCAAAAACTTTTGGCATGTCAGCATCAGGGTGAAGAACCATCTTAAATATATTGGCTAAGTTAATTGCACTCTTACGATCATTTGTTACCGATTCCAAGAAATCTGCAACTTCTTCACCATACTTCTCCTTATCTCCAGTCAAACCCGACATGTAAAGCCTTGCTGCACTCCTTCCCATGACATAGGATGTATCACCACTAGTAAAAAGGATCTGCCTAGCGCACTTGAACACACTTCCAACACCATTAGGAGTCTTTAGGCCAATGTCAACTATCTTGGTTGCTATCTTAATCAATGTATTTTCATTTGCTATAACTCCGTAGATGTGAGGAAGTGCTAAAGCAAGAGTAGAAAGATTTCTGATAAACTCAATAATACGCTTATAATGTATATTAGTAAGGAGGTATGTCACTTCATTCTCACGTTTATCTATAACTTTTACATAGACCACGCCACCGATCTGATAGAACTTCAATCCGCTATTTCTGTTGTATGTATCTGACACTTTAAACTCGTCTGGCTTACCATCACGTTTCCAATTTCTTAAGCTTACAGAAATATTCCTGTTGTAACTGTCTCTGATACGTTCCATATGCAATGCAAAGCTCTCTAATTGTATGAACAGAGGAGATACTGCACTAATTGTGTCTCTAATTTTCTGCTTGTCAGACAAACTCAACCAATTTCCCATTCGTTCAACGGTCACTGTCTCAGCCTCTACGAAGTCCTTAGATAGATTAGTATCTAAGTATTTATCATTCAGAAGATGTCCTTTTGATATGAGATTCTTGATCATACACCATGCCTGATGATTAGCATTGAACCTTGATTTGCCGATTAGCACTTTGTTACCATCAAGTAGCTTCTTAGCTTCCAGTATGTCACTAGAGACCAATTCTCTGTATGGCGAATTTTTCCTTATCATATCATACTTAGCCGTGATCTTGTTCTTCTTCACCTTATACCTGACAGGCAGATCAGATTCATGATCAAAAGCAAAGATTCTTCTAACGGTAACGTCAAGAGGGAGAATAATTTGGGAGGACATGGCAAAAATTAGGTAAAAGAACCAGATCAAAAGCATGTCCTCAGTGGAGAATTTCCTTTACTTCCG